TAGGAAATGTAGAGTGTCAATTATTCCAGGTGAAGAGCAGATGGTTTTGTTAGGAATTGACTATGGAGCTCGTTCTGATTTGGAACAATTAGCAAATCCAAATTCATCTAAAAATGCAGGTCAATCATACAGTACTGCAGTAATATTAACTGTAAAGGGACCTGGATTATTATCTATAGATTTTGCCATGAAATTTAAGCGGAACGACATAGATAGTAAAAAAGGTATAATTGATCAATTGATGCGTCAGTATAGCGTTGATTTAGCGATTGGAGACATTGGGTATTCGAATGATTTTTCTACAATGTTGCATACGGCTTATGGCGATAAGTATCTTGTATCTCGTGCTCATAATAAAATAAATAATCATGTTAAATTTAATGCAGATGCATATCCTAAAGAATTAATATTTGAGCGAGATTATTATATTGGCGAATTTTTTGAATTGATGAAAAAGGGTCAAATTAGATTTCCATTGGGAGATTATGATAAAATTGGGTGGTTAATAAATCATTGTTCGAGCATGGAGATTAAGCCATCTATTTCTCGATTTGGTGATCCTACTATTCATTATGTGAAGGGCAGTACACCTAATGACGGATTTATGGCAGCATTAAATGCATATTTAGCATATAAATTTTTGATAACATCGGGATTTACAAATAACAATCCATTAACAATGAATAAATCTTTAAAGGATGCAAATAAGCCATTAGTATTAGGCGCTTATATACCAAGAAGGTTTTAAATTGATATATAAGTAATTGAGGATAAATGTCAAAGTCAGATAATTTTTTAAATAAACGAGGAAATATACCGCAAGTTAGTGCAATTATGGCAAAATCTGTATCTGAGCAGCGACGAGAAAGTTTATCGCGCGAATTAGAAGCAGGTCACTTTAAAGAAGGTTCTGGATCTAATAATAATGAATTGACATCAGCTGGAAATGTAGCGGTATCTGTAGGAATTCAAAAAACGGCACAAGTTGCGAGTGCGAATTATGCGGGACCTGGTGATTCGGTAAAACAAACCCAAGAAGTTTATTCTCCATTATGGCTTGATAGCAACTTAAATTTACCACGAGATAGGGCAACAATTAATGCTTGGTGTAGAAGTTTTTATGCATTAAATCCATTTGTTCATAATGCAATTAATTTGCACAGCACTTACCCAATCAGCAAATTAAATATAAAATGCCCAAATAAAGAAGTTGAAAAATTCTTTAATGACATGATTGAAGAAATTGATTTAATGAATGTTTGTGTGCAGATAGCGCAAGAATTTTGGTTATTGGGCGAAGCATTTGTATATGCCGAATATGATCAATCAAAGGGTAAATGGAGTCGTTTATTTATTCAAAATCCAGATTATATGGTTTTAAATAGAACGGCAATAGCTGGGGAGCCACTCATTCAATTACGACCTGATGAAAATTTAAAGAGAATTGTTACATCAAATAAGCCATCTGACATTGCGCAAAGACGACAATTAAATCAGCATATTATTGATTGTGTAAAACGAAATGAATCAATTCCTTTGGACAGTTTTAATGTTTCGCATTTATCTCGAAAAATAAGTCCTTATGAAATTCGTGGAACTGGATTGCCTGTTTGTGTATTTAGGCAACTTATGTTATTCGATCGTTTAAGAGAAAGTAAATATGCTCAAGCAAATAGTATGATTAATCCATTAACTTTGGTTAAAGTTGGCGGAGGTGATGGAGGAAGTAAGCCTACTCATGCTGATTTGGAATATTGGCGCAATACATTTGAAGCTGGCGCGGGAGATAAAGATTTTAAGATATTTACTCATGAAGCTGTAACTGTAGAAAAAGTTGGTTCTGGTAGTGGAATTTATGATATTTCTGGAGACATTACTCAATTAGTTAAAGAAATTTATACAGGTTTACAAGTTCCTTCTGTATTAATGGATGGCGGACAAGATACTACATATGCCAATGGTGGTGTAGCATTGGACGTATTGCGTCAACGTTACATGCAATTTAGAAATATGTTAAGTGTATGGTTGAAGAGAAAAATTTTCGCCCCAATATCTAAAATTCAAGGATTTTATGAATATAAAGGTAATGGAAATAAATCAGAAAAGCAATTAATTATTCCTGAGGTTGATTGGAATCATATGAGTTTGTTTGATGCCAATGATTATATGACTAATTTAATTGCATTAACTCAGGGTGAAGGTGATGCAAAGAGAGTATCATTGCATACATTGTACAGATCTTTTGGTTTGGAATGGGAAGATGAGCAAATTAAGCTTAGAAAAGAAGCAATTGCCGCAGAGATAGCTAAAAAAGAAAAAGCTGCAATGGAGTCTATGGATCTTGTAGCATTGCGTTCTTTGGGCGATGATGACGAAATAATGGAAAATAAAGATGCTGGTGGCGGAAGTGGTGGCAATGAAAGTCCTGTTCCTGGAGAATCAAGCTCATCTCCTCCTCCTGCGGATGCAGGATTACCAGGAATGGAACCACCGAAGCCATAATTGCATAATTTAGCATAATTCTTAGTTAATTATTTTTGGAGTGCATATATGGAAAAAGTTGCTCAACGTCGTGGTTTAATAAATAGATTAAGAGGCGTTACTGATGTTGGTGGTAGAGCTGCTGAAATTTTTAGCCCTGCTTTTTCTAAAATAATGGATGATTTGAGAGCTGCAGATGAAAAGGTTCGTCAAATTGTTACAGATGCTAATTTAAAAGATATATTGAAGGAAGCAAAATCTCAATTTAATCGCCGTGAATATATGACGGCAGTATCAAAATTAAAATCATTTCATGATAAGGTTGCTGAGGTATATACAGTATTAAATAATTTTAAAATGAATATTGATAAGGTTCATGAGCAATTTTTATTTCATGATTTGGATGAAGAAACAAAAAAATCATTAACTGGATTAAAGCAAAAATTTGAAGCCAAGGCAGCCATTAAAAATGCAGGAATTTCTGACATTTTTCATAATTTGACCACGGATCGTGGAGTTGCATTAAAAACATGGGAAAAGCGTTATCCTAATCAAATTAAGAAGTTAAAGGCTGATACTGAGAGCTTAATAAAGAAATCATTAAAGTTATATTCAGAGTTAAAATCAGCATTAGTTAATATGGATAAATTTGTGTCAATTCGTAAACCTGAGCAATATTTACAATCTGCTGGAAATTTTATTTCGCAATATAAGGAATATGACGAGGAATTTAAACAATATTACATTGGTAATATTAAGAATTTTGTAGAAAAATTACAATTGCATGAAGCTCCAACTGTACCAGTTCCAGCAATGAAAGATATGCAAAAGGTTGTAATTAGCCCTAATGCGCCACTTCCTGAGCCTGGAAAGCAAGAGTTTAAAGCTGCTCCACAATCTGATGTTGATCCTACAGGTAATACAAATTTGCCTGCACCTGGCTCAATTGGAGATTTGCAAAAGCAAGTAGAGGAAATGCGTGGAGCTCCATCATCTATGCCTCCATCGATTGATTCTGATGAAGAAATTGGGGCTCGTTCTGATGCAATTGCTCGTGAAATTTCTGAAGCTGAAAGACTTGAAAAAACGCATATGATTCCGGTTTCATCTTTTGCGCCTAATACATTGCGTGGACAACCAGATGCTCCAAAATATAATAAAGAAGTTAAGCCAGTTGTTGAAAATAAAATAGTGAATGTTTCTAAGGATGAGCCTGAAGAACAAGAAGATGTTGTTCCCAAAAAAGCAGATGATGAGCCTATGAAATTTAATACAAATCGTATTTTTCCTGGACCAGCAAAATCTAATACGATACCGGTCTCTCCTGCACCACCAACAACAGCGCATCAATCATTTTTAGCAACATTAAAGGTGCTATCAAGTTCGCCAAAATTAATGGCTCAAGAGATTGTAAAGTATGCAAATGCGATAGCGAAAACAGACCCAGCATCATCAAAGCAATTATTATCAATTGCTTCAAAAATTGAGTAACTGTTATGGGTCAACGAGTTCAAAGAGTAAAGACTGAGGTATCTGAGTCTCAATTGGCTAAAGCATTAATTGATGCTTGGAAGTCTTTATTTGGATCCGAGCCTTCAAAAGAGCAAGTTGCAATGCTTCTTTCTCAAAATGCTTTGGAAACGGGCAATAGAAAAAGCATGTGGAATTATAATATTGGAAATATTACAACTGTCCCAAATGCAAATTATAATTATTTTGATGATCTTTCTACAGACGAACAGATAAAACCTGGAACATGGAAAAAAATGCGTTTAAAGTATCGTGCTTATGATAATTTAAACGATGCTGCAATAGATTATTTAAAATTTATTAGTTCTGGTAGATATGCAAATGCTTGGAAAAGCATATTAAATCCAGATCCTGTTGCATATTCTAAAGCATTAAAGCAATCAGGATATTATACGGCAAATGAAGCTCCATACACTGCAGGATTAAAAAGCTTATTTAATAGATTTAATAAGTCTGATAGTTATGAAAAGGCTAAAGCTAATAGTGTAGATTCTGTTTCTTCTGTTCCAATGGTAGTGAATAAGTCTGAAAAGCCGATTGATAAATCTTCTTTGATGGACAAAGTAACTAATTTTTTAAATAATATTTCGTTGGCAAATCAAGAATATACATTTTTAATTAAAGTTGGAGCTTCAGATTTTATTGATGGTGTAGAGTTTGCAAGAAATTTATGTTTTGTGTTAGAAAATAAATTAGGGGCTCGTGCGTTCACGCATGTAAATGAAAAAAATATAGAAATAGAGTGTTTTACGAATGGTGATTTTATAAGCGATTTAAAACAAATAAAAGCGCTGTCTAATGAATTTAGCAGTAAATTTGTATTAAATAGCAAAAATAAAAGTTTAAATATTAATACTTCATCATTCTTTAATAAGCGTTCATCTTATGAACAAATTAGTATAAAAAGTGCAGAAATGAATTACAGAAAATATATACTTAAAGGACAAATATAATGGTTACAGAAAAAGAATGTTTGGATTTGGTAGCTGAATTAGATTCGTCCGAGCGTACGTTTGCCGAATATATTGCTAGATTATTTAAAGATAAAATTGTTGAGTTATATGTTGGCGATTCTTATGAAAATATTACTTTAGACCAACATTCTTCTCAATATCCAGCAGTATTTTGTGGTAAAGTAGTTGGTGCTTATAAAGAGTGTCTTATATTAAATTCAGTATATTTTAACGATCATTCAATTTCATTTGGTAAGCTTATGTTTGTTAATGAAAGAGGAATTAGAACACTTTGTGAAGTTGATGGAAAAGGCAAACTTCAAGATTTATTTTTAAGCAGCAATGATTCTGTAAAGATTAAAAAATTTTTGGGGCAGTAAATTATGGAAACCATTAAGTTAGCATATGTAAAAAAGCTTCCTAATGGTAAGTGGCGAGTTTTTTCAGAAAAACATAAAAATTTAGGAACTTTTGATACTCAAGAAGAAGCTAAAAAACGTTTAAAACAAATTGAATATTTTAAACATAAAAAAGCTTCTACTATTGATTTAACTCAAATTGATAATTTTTCATTATCTGCCGTTCTTAGAGACTTAAGAAAACAAGCTTCAAAAGAGCAAGTTCTTGAATTTCTCAAAATATATAATGATTATTTTGAAGATGGTGTAAAGCAAGATATTCAGCAACCAGAAAAAGTGGCTTTATCTAAAACATTAATTGATTTTAATAAACTTTATCCAGTTAAAATAAATAAAGATTTAATTAAAAATGCCGCGATTGCGGAGCTTGGTAATGCAGATGATGTTGGTCAATATTTGGCTAATATTATAAAATTTATATTAAAAAGAATTTCTCCTGAAAGCAGGCAAAAATCTATATTTAATTTAAAAAATAAATTATATTATATGGATATGAATGAGATTGCTTCTAAAAAAATGCCAGCTTCATCGGCAATAGGACAATCTATTACTCTTGTTAAACACATTCTTTTCAGCCATAATGTAAATTATGTTAGAGAAGTAATTAAAAGTATAATAAATAATCTATGATTCGATTTAGAAAAGTTAAAGATGGTTTATATAGAGGCGGAAGTCCTTCCGTTAAGGATGTTATTAAATTAAATAAATTATATGGCATTACAAGAATTGTAAGTTTAGATCAAAAAGCGTCAGATAGAATTGATAATATATGTAAATTATTAAATATTCATCATATTGTTATTCCTATGGATGGAACAAGAAAATCATTGTTAAATGTATTATCTTATAATTTAAAAGAGCTATTAGATTCTGAACCAACTTTTGTACACTGTTTACACGGGAAAGACAGAACGGGCTTTTTAATTGCGCTTTATAAGTGTAAATACATGGGAATGAAGCCGCAAGATGCAATTGCGGAGGCTGAAGATTTAGGATTTGGTGTTGGTGTAGATCCAATATTTATTGATCAGTTAAAAAGAATAATAAATTCATGCACTTCTGATGTAAATAATGCAGATATTGTTACAAATGAAAGACAATATTTGGAAGATGAGCATTCATCTGCTTTAGATAGGGCAGATCGAGGTTCTTTTGCTCCATATTTAGATGTTACGAAGCAATATCCATTTGATGTAATTAATAACGTTACGGATGATTATAGGGATAATTCAGACCATTTACATGATTATGATGATAGTGATGGTAATAGG